CCCGCGTCCTGGTTGTTCCCCGTGGCCCCGAAGGTGACGCTCGTGTCCGGCGTCCCGCCCATGAACTTGTAGGCGGCGCGCAGGTTCGTGTCGCTGGTCGATCCATCGGAGTAAAGCTCCGACGCGATCAGCGTGTAGTCCGTCGACCCGTCCGTGATCGACAGCGCGCGGTCGGCGCCCGAGCCGGTGACGAAGAGCGCGATGACCAGGTCGCCCGCCGCGGCGGCACTTGCGATGCCGCCGGTCAGGGCTGTCAGGTCGATCGTGCTGGTGCCGCCGACGCCCCCGGCCTTGGAGGCCGTCGCACCGCCGACATACTGCAACGCCATGGGCGCGCCTCCCCGGGAGGATCAGGACGTCACGCGCCGCCGGCGTTCAGCGTGAAGCTGGTGATCGTGATCTGCTGGCCGACGGCGATGTTGGTGTTGTCCAGCGTCATGTCGCCGCCGCCGCCGGTCGCGGTGACGGAGCCCTGGATGTGGCAGGTCGCGCCCGCCTTGATGCGGAAGTGTCCGGCCGTGCCGGCCGCATCGGCCGCGGCGTCCTGCCAGGTGCCCGAGAGCGCCTTGGAGCCGGCGGCGGCCGCGGCGAGCCAGTCGCTCGGCAGGGCCATGGTGGCAAGCACCGTGCCGCTGTCGGCGGCGGCACAGGACGCCGGCGCGGCGCCGCTGCGGATCTCCAGGGTGGGGGCGGCACCGATCGCGGTTTCGATGGCATCGAGGGCCGCGTTGCGGGCGGCAGTGGAAAACTGGAAGGCCATGGCTGGCTTGCCCTTTCAAGGATGGGTGTGAAGGCCGGGCGCGCGGGACGCCCGGCCGGAGTTCGCGATCACGCCACCTGGGACGTGAAGAAGAAGTCGGACGCGACGGTGGAGCTCGACGTGGGCAACGAGGTGCCGCTCACGATCTGGGCCACGATCGAGTACTCGACATCGTCGTGGATGCCTGCCAGCAGGTCGACGAAGCCGAAGCCGCTCTTCGGCGCCTTCTGCACCCGCGTCACCTCGCCCAGGTTCTCGAGCGCGCTCCACACGCCGCCATTCTTCGTCCGGCGCCAGAGCGTGGCGCGCGTCGACCAGGTGGATCCACCGGCAAGCAGCCCGCCCGCGCGGACCAGGAACAGGTCGTCCTTGGTCACCGGGCCGGTGTTGAAGAGGATCTGGGGCGTATTGAAGTTCGCCTGGCCCGACCGATAGAGGGTGACGGTGGGCTTGGTGATCTGTGTCTTGATGGAAAGGCCTTCGGGTCCGCTCATCTTTCTTCCCTTTCACTTGAGGATCTGCTGCGAAACGATGGTGAAATCCGCGGCCGAGGTGCCGCTGCTGGTGGGCATGCTCGTGCCCGACGGGATCTGGCCGGTCAGCGAGTACTCGACGTCCTCGAAGAGCCCGGCGAGCACGTCGCCCCAGCCGAAGCCCTTGTAGGACAGGTCGTTCTGGGCGACGTTGAAGGTGTAGAGGGTCTCGTAGGCGCCCCAGACACCGCCCGTCTTGTAGCGGCGGCGCACAAGGGCGCGCGTGGCGAAGGTGGAGCCGGCCTTCAGGCGGCCGCCCGCGCCGATGAAGTAGAGTTCGCCGACGGCAACGGGCCCGGTGTTGATCACCACCTGGGGCACATCGTACCAGGCATGACTCGGCCGGTAGATCGTCGGGCTCGCATCCGTCTGGGTCACCTTGTCGGACACCGCGCCGTCATCGATGTCGTCGCGCGTGACCGGCGGCGTGGCAGGCGTGGTCGCGGCGATCCAGGCCGTCCAGTCCGACAGGCGATCGACCACGGGGCGCGCACGGCTCTCGTAGGCCGTCGAGGCGACGATGCCTTCGGCCACGATCAGCGCGCCGGCGGCCACGTCCTGGGTCGAATTGCGGGCGACGACGACGCCGGTCGCCTGGACGCGCACTTCCCACATGATGCCCCGAACATCGGCCAGGTCCGGCTCCCAGGTCAGCGACAGGGCCGGACGGCGCGCGGTCCCCGTGGCGTCCAGGATCGACGTTCCGATGACCGCGAAGGATGGAACGGTCTGGGCGGGTGGGATGACCGGAAGGGCCGATACCGGCTCGGGCGCGGGCAGCGGCGGATAGCTGTAGTCGGCGCTGTCACGTTCACGCAGGATGACCCGCTGCAGGCCGCTGCGCAGATCCTCGGTGACGCCGGCGACCTCGAAGATCTTGGCGGTGTAATCGTTCGCGGCACTGGTCCAGGACACGGCGTCCAGCGGTTCCAGGATCGCCGCGTCCGGCGGCAGCGTCATCTCGTGACGACGGAAGCGGCGCTCCTCCTCCACCCAGGCATACATCAGCCGGCGCACCTGGGCGGGATAGGGCACCGCCACCAGGTTCAAGTCCGCGATCAGCCGCTGCCCCTGGTCCGCCGCCTCGTAAACGGCATTGTAATGGGGCTTTGCCTCCTTGCTTTCCCAGCCGCTGGCCGGGTCGGGATAGGTGGCATGGGCGCCGTTGTAGGAGGCCGTGAAGTTCGGGAACGGGCGAAAATCCTGGGCGGCCGAGATCACCACGTCGGCATCGGTGAACACATGGACCGGCAGGCCCGGGGGGCCGACGCGCGCCTTCCACAGGCCGCCAATCTCGGCGACCTGGCCCGATGCGGCCTTCAGAAGTTCACCGAGGACATCGGCCGGTTCTTCGTCGACCATGACCTCGAGGCCGGCGCGGAACTGCGGCTCCGTGCCGCTCGCGCCATCGTCGACCAGGAGATCGCATTCGTTCATCCCGGCAAACCAGGTGGCCAGAGGCAGGTCCTCGGCCGCGAAGCCCCCGCCCCAGACCGACCCGTCCGGCAGGGTCACGCCGCGCATGACATTGTAGGCGGCGACAAGCGGGTTCTCCGACGCCTCCCAGGTGCCGACGCTCGACCAGAGGTGCGAGCCCGAGCCGCCGACGGTCGCATCCTTGCGCGGATCGTAGAGCGGGATTCCGTGCATCTCGAAACGCACGCGCGGCAACGATGGAAAGAGCTCCCGGTTGTAGCGGAAGGTGACGATGGCATAGGCCGTGCCGCGCCCGATCATGTCCGCAAGCCAGGGCCGCTCCGGATAGGAGCCGTACTTCGCGAGAAGCATCGAGTCGGCGGTCACCTGGCTGCCGCTGTAGAACTTTACCCAGGCATAGCCGTCCATGGAACCGGTCACCGGCAGGCCGTAGTCCGGATGCGCGACCCCGCCGAGCGTCACATACTGGTTGTTGATCATGACCCGGCTCAGCGCGCAGCCCGGCACATCGCTGAGGACGATCACGTAGGTCAGGTAGGCGTTCGGCGTCTTGCCCACGCTGCCATGCGTCATCGGCGGGCAGACATGGGTCCCCGACGTGGCATATTTGAGGAGCGGGAAGGCTTGCGGGTTGGTGCCGCCGGTCTGGGTGATCTTGGTCTTGATGCCCGGCTCGCGCGGCTTGCCGACCAGGGCGGCCTGCAATGCCGACAGCGCCACCGACAGCAGGAGGCGCCCGACGAAGGTGGTGAAGAAGCCGCCCGCCGCGAAGGCAGCCCCGACGGTCGAGGCGATGGCACCGATCGCTGCACCGATGGCGGGCATCAGGGCACCTGCCAGGCGATGGTTGCCGCCGCGCGCGGCATGTGGGCCAGCCCGCGTTCGTTGAGACAGGCGATGGTTTCCCCCGCGAAGACGCCGAGCGCCGGGCCGTCCGGGGTTTCGATGCAGGCCAGATCACCGACCTGGGCAAAGACCGGTTCAATCCGCCCGAACAGTGCGTCCGCCAGTCCCGGCACGCTGTCGTACCCGGCCGCACGCAGGCGCTTCAGCCCCGATCTCAGGTCGGTGTACGCCCCCCGGAACCCGGCGGCGGGATCGTGCCCCGTCATCGCCCGAACCACCCCGGCCGCAAACAGCGCACAGTCCTGCGACCCCAGGCGGAAGGAGGCCGGCGACACTTCGGCCAGATAGGCCACGAGGCGGGGGCGCCAGTCGGGATACCGGGTGATGTGTTCCCGGGCCATCATTTCCGGTCCTCCCGCCTGCGGGCGGTGTTGGTCGGCGACGCGGCCGGCTTTTCCGCGGCCGGGCGCTTCTCGCCCCAGTAGATGTCGACCTCGCCAGAGACGTCCGCATAGCGCAGGAACCGGTCGTCCGACCGCAGGCGCTGGCTTTCATCCGAGCGTTTCAGGGTGAGCGTGCGCGTCAGGTAACGGGCCGAGCTTGCCACCGTCACCTCGCAGCGGGTCTCGCCGCTGTCGGGATCGATCGGCAGTTCGACCTCGTCGATGATGCCCTTGAAGACCCGGTGCGGCTCGGCGACCAGCGCGGTGGTGACCGGATCGAACAGCGCGCGATGGATCTCGATCGCGGCAAAACGGGCGTCATAGGTGCGGATCAGGTTCGCGACCGCCTCGCTGATCGGCGACAGGACCAGGCGCTGCATGCGGACCGTCAGACCGCTTTCGGCGACAAGCGACGGCACCTCCATCACGGCGCCGGCGCCGTGATAGGTGCGCGCGTCGCCGGCGATGGTGAAGCTGCGATCCTCTGCACCTGTCCAGAGGCCAAGGGCCTCGGGCAGGCCCGTGGTGCGATTGCGGGCCACGGCCCAGATCAGGATCCGCGCGACGATGGCTTCGCGGTTCTGGAACTGGGCAAGCGTGGGGGCGTCGAATGTGCGCATGGTCTACCTCAGGCTCTGGACCCAATCGAAGCCCAGCCCCTCGTGCAGGGTGCTGCCGCCGGTGGTTTCGGTGACGCTGCCCGCGACGATGACGGCCTTGCAGACGGCCTTCTTCAGGGTGACGGCCGCGCCTGGCGCAGCACCCGGCCGGAGGGCGGGGATCACCTCGAAAAGCGGCGTCTCGCCCGTTCCGCTTGCGATCACCGTCGTGTTCACGACGCGATGGAGCGCCTGGCGCACCGGAGAGGCGCCATAGGCAAAGGACAGGTAGTCGCCGGCGGAGAGCGTGTAGCCGGCCGGCAGGCCTGCCAGCGAAAGCTCGCGCGGATCCCCGCCCAGCGCCAGGATGGTGACGGCCGCCGCGCCGAGGATGCTGCCAGTCGGATCGAGGAGCGGGTTCGGGCGGCGCCGATCGAACATCAGGAAGCTGCGCCCCGCCTGGCGCAGGGCGTCGATCAGCACCTCGGGGCGGCCGATCTCGCTGCGCACCATGGGCCCGAGGTCGATCCGCCCGGTCCAGAGCCGCTCGCCGAGGTCGTAGGACAGCTGCTCGCCCCCCGCCGTGCGCGAGAGCGCCAGCTGCTCGGGCAGGTGGCAGGTTGCGGCGCGAACCAGGAGCGTGTCCGCGAAGTCGGCCACCGGGAGCGGAAAGGTCAGCGCCATCAGCCGCGCCTCCGCGGATCGCGCGACACGCGCTGGACCGACACCGCAAGCCCCTCGCGGTCGTAGAGGCTGATCATCTGGGCGCTGCCCTTGCGAACCATCTCCTCGATCTCCCGGTTGCCCCGCGCGCCGCGCACATCGATCACCACGGTTCCCGGCAGATCGGGGCCGCCGTTGCGGCCTGCGCGACGGCCTTCGTCCCCGACGAACCCGCCTTCCGCGAAACCGCCGATGCGGCCGCCGGCGTTGATCGCCTCCAGCAGGTGGCGGTTGCGGGCCGTCGCGCGGGCGTTGACCACGTATTCCCCGTTCGAGAGCGCCGTCAGGATGCTGTCCGATGTGCCGGTCCCCGGGCCATGCACCATGCCGCCTTCCGCCTTGCCCGTGATGCCGGGGATCAGTCCGGACAGGATCGACTTGCCACCGAAGAGACTGCCGAACGGTCCCTGCCCGAAGATTGCCGCCTGCAGCGCGGCGTTGATGAGCGAGGCCGCGATGTTCTTCAGGACATCATTGAAGGACTCACCCTTGACGATCAGTGCCTCGAGCGCCTCGAGACCCACATTCTCGAAGAACTCGGCTCTGGCCTTCGCGCCTTCCATCAGCAGTTGCTCACGCTCGCGCGTGGCGATCAGTTCCTCGACCTTCTGCCGCTCGGCCTCGGTCGCGCCTGCCAGCGCCTCGCGGTGCCGCAGCATCTCCTTCTGGATCGGGTCCTGCTCGCGCAGCGCCGCGATCTCATCCTCGAGGCTCTGGATCAGCTCTTGTAGCGCGTCGGCCTCGGCTCGCGCGACAGATGCACCGGCACCGGCACCGGATCGACCTGGACGTGGATCTGGCGGGGTGATGTACCCCCCGTTTTGTGCCGCCACCCGCATCTCGGCGAGTTCGGCTTTTGTCGGTGGACGGCCGCGGCCTCCGTTGGACGCCCCCGATGAGCCGCTTCCACCGATGCCTTGGGGACCGAACGCCGCCAGCCTTTCCGCAAGGTCGAGGGAAATGCCGAGGTGGCCGGCCAGCCTCAACGCTTCTGTCGACGCCGCCCCAAGATTTCCGAAGTCGACATGCGACAGGTCTTCGGCCTCGACGCCGGCGCGGGCCGCTGCGTCGGCCAGATCGATGGCCTGCTGCCGGGTCCGGGCGTACATCTCATGCGCTGTGGTAATCGCTCGGTGCAGCCGCTCCGCTTCCGCGGCGGCCTCGGCCTGTCGCGCCGCCAGTTCGCCCGCGCGCTGTTCCTTGATCCCTTCGAGAATGGCAAGCTGGACCGATCTGTTCTGCTGATCGATCAGGGCGGCGGATATGCCATTGTACTTTTCGGCGATGGCGACGATTTCCGCGCGCAGGGTTGCGGTCGCGATGCGCTGCCGATCAACGGAATCGGTCGTTGTGGCCAAATAGCCGTTAAGCTCGGCGACCTTGGCATTGTACTCGGCCCTGAGCTGGATCTGATCCCTGAGAAGATCGACCTGGTACTTTTCGTCGACGCCGAACGTCAGCTTCGAGATCTCGTCCTGCGTCCTTGCGGAGGCTTCGGCTACAGCTCCCAGATGGTCCTTAAGCTCGTCGGCCTCGTCACTCGCCGAGGACAGCCACTGCACCATCGCCGCACCGGCCGCGATCGACCCGATCGTGATCAGGTTGACCGGGCTCAGAAGACTCAGGAACGCGCCCCTCAGGAGCTGCACGGCACCTGTCGCGCCGGCCTGGCCGATCACCTGGGTGATCTGGCTGCCCTGCTGGATCGCGAGCTGCAGCGGGTTCTGCCCCGCCGCCATCATGATGCCGATGTCGTTAAACTGCGCGACCAGGTTGCCGGTGGCGCCGGCCGCGCTGGTGTTCGCGGCCTGAAGGGTGCGCGAGGCCTGTGCAGAGCGGGTCTTGGCCGCGGCGTCGGTATTGGCGGCCGCGGCACTCGACTTGGAGGCGCCCGCCAGTTCGCCTGTGGCGGCCGTCACGCCCTTGATGCCGCGCGCGGCGGTCTCCAGCTCAGCCCGGGCGGCTGCGCTTTCCATCTCCAGAACCATGCGCAGGTTGAGCGTCATCGACCTGCCCCCTCATGGCCGGCGGCGAGAGCGCCCATTTCGATCAGGTAGACCTGCGACCAGAGGACGGGCGTCATGGCGATCCCCGCAAGGTCGAGCCCGGCACGCACCCCGGCATAGTCGAGACCCGCGCGCCGGACCGTTCCGTCGCCGGGGCAGACGTGGCGCCACTGGGTCGCGACCGTGAGAAAGGCCTCCAGCGCCGCCACATGTTCCGCCCAGATGCCGTCTTCGGTGTCATCGCCCTCGTCCGCCTCGAAAACCAGACCCCAGCGTCGGGCGTCATCTTCCGCCTCGTCGCCGGGTCGCCTTTCGCCACCGAGCTCGCCTTTTGCCCAGGCGCGCCCGGCGGCCGTCAGTTTCCCCGCTTGGCCTTCGCCATCGCCTCGGTGTAGGCGCGCACGAGCGCGATCCGGACGAAGGTGATCCCCAGCAGCTGGTCCGTCAGCGCGTCGGAGGGCGGGATCGGCTGGCCGTCGTCGCCGCAGACATCCTCGAAGCGGACGCAGATGGCGCGCAGATAGGCCTCGGTGCCCGCTGGCGTCGCAAGGTCATGGCTGTCGATCTCGTCGGCGGGCAGGACCCGGAACCGGCATTTCAGGGACTGCTCGACGTGGCCGCCATCGACGGGGACCATGACGGGGACGGTGTGGGTGAACTCGGGGTTCTGGACGATCTTGAACATGGCAGCCTCGGTTGGGGATCAGGTTGAACCGGGGGCGCGGGCGCCCCGGGTCATCACGTCAGCGTCAGGGTCCACTGGTCGTTGCCCGCGGTGGGCAGCGGCATCAGGCTCAGCGGCCACTCCTTGATGTCCTGGGCATTCTCCAGCCCCTGCGGGCGCTGCATCTGCGCGGCGGCCGCGGCCAGGGTGGCGATGTTGCCCGCACCCGTGCCGTGGACCAGGTTCACGGCTACGGCCGTCTGGGCGGCGGCGAGCGTGAAGGGGTTGAAGCTGGTCAGCGGCTGGGCCTCGACCTGCGTCTTGATCATGTCCTCGCGCTGGGTGATCAGGATTGCCTCCGCTCCGACCAGGAAGCGGTTCTCGACCTTGTTTCTCAGGTCGAGTTCGAAGGACCGCATGACCATGGCCACCGCGTTGATGGTGAAGGTGGGGGTGTTGGTGGTCGAGACGACCTTGGGCTTCTGGAACGCGGTCAGCGTCGGCGTCGTGCGGGCCTGTTCCGACGGCTGCGTGAACAGCCCGGTGAACTCGAACTCGATGTAGGGGATGCCCTGGGCGTTGATGGTGAACCGGGCCGTACCGCGCGCGCCAAGCAGGACGTAGCGGGTGCTGCCGATCCAGAGGTAGAAGGTTGCCGACTCGTGGCTGTCCGTGATCGGGTTGTAGACGACCGAGGTGGCAGCGTTGATGGTCTGCGCGCAGCCGCAGGCACGCAGGAGCGTCCCCCAGGCCGGCGCAGTCCCGGCGGTGCCCGAAGGGGCCAGTTCCACCTTGAACGACAACTTCGCATGCAACTCGTTCGGGATGGTGCCCTGCGGCCCGAGATAGGGCAGGTCGAGGTCGCGGCCGACATCGGTTCCCTCCATCGGCAGCAGCTTCACGTCGTTCGCCAGGATCGCGTTCGCCGCCGGCGTCGGGACCGCGTCGGTGCCATAGGTGGTCTCGATCTTGGCGAGCAGGATCTTCGAGCGCCAGAGGAGCGGTGCGGGCATCTCAGGCCTCCTTCAGGGTGCGTTTCACGGGCGATTGAACGCGGGGTTCAACGGCTGTTTCGGGGGTCGGTCCAGACGCCACAGGCGCGGTCGGGGGCTCATCGAGCCGCAGGCTTCCGTCTGCCAGGCGCGTGTAGGCACCACCGCCGGACGGCAGGGACGTCTTGGGGTCGCTCATGTCTCGATCCTCAGCTGGTCGCCGATGGCGAAGTCGATCTGGTAGATCAGGGTGCCTGCGGCCATGTTCACGACCTGGCCCCGGACCAGGCGGAAGACGCCGGTCACGCCCTCGGGCGCCCATCCGCACAGCGCATGGATCACCTCCGTACGCACGGCATCGAAGAGGTCGAGCGCGCGGGCGCCCGTGCCCTGGACATTCCGGAAGGTCAGGAAGA